GCAGCACCCATAAGCATTGACATACCTGATGCTGTTCTTGTCATACTTTGAACACCTGTTTGTCCATGTGAGTATGATGGTATTCCTGTTGATTCATCTGCAAGTTGTCTAAACTTATCAAACATCTGCATATTTTCTGTAGCAGTATTTGGAAACTTAATTCCATAAATTGCTTGACCTGGAACTCCAGCCTGTCTTTTAAATATTTTACCAGGATAAACTTCCATATTTTGATTATTAACTAAAGCAGATTCATCTATATCAAAAACTAAATTTCCAGCTAATGCCAAATTATCAATTGCCATTCTTGCATGACCATTCATAACTTGTTGAGCATCATCCATATTTTCTGGAACACCTATTCCAAAAAAGTTATATGGATTTTTTTCATAAGAAAAAGATTGATAAGGAATTCTAAAAGGTTTAAATGGATTTTCAACAATTCTAATTATTTTATTTTTAGCTATCCATATATTAACTTGTACTTCAGTTGCATCTTCTATAGATTCATCTATAGCTAATCCTTCTTCTCTAGCACTCATAGCATCTATAGTTCCCCAATATTCTAGAACTTCATATCTATTATTTTCTAAATCTGAAGAAGAACCTCCTTCTAAATCTATATTTGTTTCCCAATATAATTTTTCATAAGCAGGACCCATAGCTAAACATTCTTCAATTTTTTCTTTACTAAAATAAGGTCTATTAATTAAATCTAAAAACTGATGTCTATTAAGTCTGTGTCTTTGTATAACAAATTCACATTCATCCATATTTCTTGCATTAGGGTCTGGGTATAAATCCCATATACTTACAAATTCTATTCTTGGAACTTTAACAAAATTAGGATTATATTCTCTTGCAGTTCCATTACCACTTGTAGAATATTTATGTACTGTTTTATTATAAGTAAATGGACCTTTTATAATTCCTGTTCCTAATAGACAAGATTCAAAGATAGCATTACGCAAAGTAATGTTACCATTAGATTCATCTAATTGGTCGTGTATTAATTTTTCTAATCTTCGTGCAGCGATTTGTGCAGGTTTGATTTGTGGAAATTCTGGAAGATGTGCAGGTCCTTCTGATAATTCTGCTTTTTCTAATTCAGGTGTTAATCCACCTAAAAAGTTTTCACTTAAAGAATCAAAGGTAGCTCCTTTTTCTAAAGGTTTACCATCCCCAGGATAACCTAAGTTAGAACTAGGACTCATAGGTTGACCAGGAATATATTCTAAATTCCCTTCAACACTTGGAGTTGGTTGTAAATTCTCATCCCCCATTTGTTCTTTAAGGGGATTCATATGTGCGTATTCAGCAATACCTTCTGGAACTTTTGTTTCTGAAATAACTAATGGAAACTTACCTGTTCCAAAAAGTACATCAATTATTTGTCCATAAGCTGCTAATACTTTAGTCTTAGTAACTTTAACAAAGACTCTAGATTTTTCATGTTGGGTAAAATGAACATCTTTATAATATTTACCACGATAGTTATGATAAGCTTGTAACCATCTATGTTCATCATCACCTCTAGAATCTTTACAAGTTTGAAATTTTTTATTAACTGTTCCAACAAGAGCAGGTATTTCTTGCGTAACGTCATCATCTTGTTGCATAAGAAGCTGATTTTTTTCAGCTCCTGGTAGTAAAGCCATATAATTCCTAACCTTTAAGATTAATGTATATTATATCTAATAATACACTTTTAAACCCTATTTGTCAACTATTTTCTTAATTTCAATAATGAGAGTATTAGGTATAAGAGTAGTATTTCCAATCTCTTCTATTCTTCCTGTATCTTTATCTGCTAAAGAATAATCTCCAAAAATCCTTGTTAATCCTTTTACTTGTGATAATAAATGTCCTTTAGTAACACAAGCAGGAAGCTTTGCTTTTTTACAAGCTTCAATACTTTGCCAAGATGGGTCAGAGCAAACATCATGCCAATGAACCTCAACTAAAGGGTATTTATCAATTTCCCTCAAAGCTTTTCTATTAAGTTTTATTCTTCTTTTTATCATTCACTAAAATGCTTCTTATCCTTCAGAACTTTATAATTATGATTATGTTGTTCTGTTTTTACTTTACCATAGGTTTCAAACTTACCATTTCCTCTAATTGTCTTATCTCTGCACCAATCTATAATCTGGTCCTTTTCTCCATTATTATCAGAACACTTAAACATATTTATTTTATATTCTTGTTCAATATCAGGGTCTTTAATATATTCAATAAGTTCTTTATATGACATTATCTTATCATATTTCTTATTTGTTAATTTATTTATAAATGTATAGCTAGGCATTTATTTTTTATCCTTTATAAAATGTCTTTTAAAATAACCTTTGTTTTTCATTCTTTCTTCGTATTCTTCAATTTCTTTCATTAATTTTTTATCATAAAAATAGATTGCAAATACTGAAAGTACAATAGCAAACATAACTATAAGAAGTAAAATTGTTGTAGTCATCTATTTATCACCATTCAAATATTTATCTCTTCTTTTTTTTTGAGCTAATTCTATTTCTTTTATTTTTCTCCGTTTATACCACATAAAAAATATTAAATCAGCCCAGAAGATATTTAACATATATCCATAAATTGTATATCTTAATCCAGTTATTAAAGGAAGAATAAATAAAACACATACTAATAAAAAAATATAACGACTACAATATTCTTTTGGTACTATCCAACTACTCCATTTTTCTTTCACCTTATACTTCTAATTCTCTTATATCTAATTCAATACCTTCTAACTCTTTAGGTTTACCTAAAGGATAAAAAGGTTTAATAATAAATTCTTCTCCTGTCTTATCCTTCTTACATCCTGCTGCCAACCAATCCCATTTAAATTGCCCATCAACTACAAACTCTCTCATAACTTTATAAGTCTTATTATCATTTTGGCTTAATAAATTTGCTTTACATTCTGACATAGTATTAAAAGTTAATTCCATTTGAAATGTTTGTTGTGTTTCAACTGGATTGGTTCCCATTAAATAAGCTAGTATTAAAATTTTAAACATTAGTAACCAAACACTCTATCGGCAGGAACCCATTTCTTTACCTGACTCATTCTTTCATAAGGAGTAGGACTTCTAGGTCTAGACATAATTAAATATCTTAATGCATCATAAGCATGGTCAGAAGCTTTTGTATCTACATCTTCAGGTCTATTAGGGTCTATAGGTATAGCTTGTAACTCTCTAATTAAATTAGGACAGGTTTTAAATATTATCATTCTAGGTCTTCCCTTTTCATTAAATTTTAATCTTTCATGTATTTGTATTTTACCTTGTATTCTATTCTTATCAGCTCTTCTTAACTTATGTCCATCTCTTGTTAAGACTTCACCAACAGTCGGACCTGTTGTTCCAGTTCTTGCCCAAGCTGCACTATCTAAAACTCCTTGTGGAGAAAGCTTATCTTCCTTTTCATATAAAAAAATAAGTTTAGATAGGTCTTCTCCTGTTAAACCTTTTCTATATAGTTCTCTATAAATAATTAGTGTTTCATCTGATGGGTCCAATGCTGCCCATATAACTGCAGATTCTGCTGCATAACCATAGTCAATTCCTTTTACTCTTTCCCAATGTTTAGGTAATTCATAAGGAGCAACACAATGTTTTTCGTATTCAAATTCTACAAAAGCTGCACCTTCAGAAACATCCCAATTACCATCTAATAGCTGTCTTTTTTGAACAGGTGGTAAAGATTGTAACATCTTTTCATACTTACCATCCAATGCTAAATATGGATTATCTGTTAATCTTGCTGGAATAAATTTTCTTGTTAATTCATCAGTACCAGTAAAGCTTTCGTTAGGAGGTGCTGGGTCTAGATACCTTTTCTTAACCCAGTTTCCTCCTACACCTCCAGGATTTGCAGTACACCGAATGTAGCATTTTATTAATGTATTAGTTGTTCTCAATCGTGATTGCAAATATTGGAGTGGGAATTCAGTTGGATACTGTGTTAGTTCATCAATACCTATCCAGGTATATGATTGACCTTGGTATCTATATACATCAGCATCTCTATCCAAATAACCAAACTCTAATGTTGCTCCTGAAGGAAATTTCCAAATCTTTTCGACTTCTCTAAACCTTGTACCTGGGAAGGCTTTAGGATAAAGTTCTCTAGATTTATCAATTAGTTCTCTTAATTCAGGCATAGACTTTCGTAGCAACAAAGCTCTATGTTCTTTAATATGCATAAACCTTAATGGGTCAACAAGCATGGCGTATGATTTACCACCACCTGCAGCTCCTCCATATAAAACATCTTGCTCTGGTGCAGCTAAGAAGTTTGTTTGAGGACCATCATTAGGTTTAAATACTATTCTTTCCTTTTCTTTTTCAAGGAGTTCTTTAACAGATTTAGGTAAACTATTATATTGCCCTTCCTCCATAACCAAACCTTTTTTACTTTTTGTTTCATTGGTTTGTTCTCCCTTTTGTACAATCGTTAAAGCTTCTTTCTTAACTTTAAGTCTTGTTGTTTTATTTTCTAAGTTCTTTCTTAGTCTCTTAATTTCTTTTTCTTTATCTCTTACTGCTTTTCTTGAAGCTAACTTTGCTTTATGGGCAAAGCTATAATTATATACTCTTGTCATTTCTACTCATTAACCCTTTAGGTTTTTCAAAGCCATCTCTATCTATGATTTTCTTTAATCCCATAGCAGATAACTTACGACCAGTTTGATGTTCTAAAATCTCAACTGCTCCTCGTAAAGAGAAAGCTCCAGACTTTACACCATCTTTCATTTCTGCTAATGATGAAAGTTCTTTGTCAACTTTCTCTAATGTCTTGTTATCTTCTGATAACTTGTAACCAAAAGGTATAGTAGAACTATTCCTTCTTATCATTTATTATTTCAACCTCTTCTGCTTTACCATCAATTAGTTTTCCCTTCTCAGGTATTAAAAATATTCCACCTGTAGATGTATGCATCACATCTATCTTATCACGTTTGGCAACACCAACCCTGTCCAACAAAGTCTGGGCTGCTTGAAGTTTAGCATTTACTTGTGGGATTGGGTCATCACTATTAAGTATCTCAACTAGCTTCTGAGCAGCCTGTGGTGCAGACTTAGCTAGAATCTTTGTGGCGACATCTACAATCTCTTCCTTCAAATTGTTTATTACATTATAGTATGAAGTCTCTTTATACCCTGCAATATCCAAAGCTTTATTAATGTCTCCTTTAGCCTGAACTGCAAGTGCTGAAAGAAATGTTTGCTGTTGTTCTGTCAACTTCCTTTTATTATCTAACGCTGGTAGAAAATTGTTATTCATAGTTATTATTATAACAAGTTTACAGCTAGTTGACAACTCTTTTTATAATTATTTCTGGTTGACGTTGACAATTGTAAGAAACAGGTGTATACTCAAGTAACACCCTCCAGGGGGTGAAGCATCTAACTATCTCTCTGGGACAGTCCAGCTATCTAGCAGAATAGTTAGCTAATCTTTAAAGCAGGGCGAGTCTATCTAGTTTACAAGCCAATTCTCTAAAAATGTATAAGCAGTACATACATACCCCACACAGGGGGGGTGGCAGTATGTAG